TAAAGCAGAACCAAGCTTTGTGGTATTGGATGCTTTATTACCGTCAGACTCGTATAGAGGCGTATGCAGCAGAGTTAATGGACAAGTATCAAGCTAAGAATCGGCCTGTAAAACATATTTCAGAGGAGGTTTCCCAAAAATTCAATACTGTGATGAATGGAATGGCTAATCTTTCAAAGTATTGTGATTATTTGGATGTTTCTCCGTCTATAGAACCGCAACAGTATGTCGATGCGTTCAATACGATATCGAATGGAATAGCGTATGCTTTCAATGGTAAAGTTAATGACAAGGAAACCGAGTACAATCTGTGGTCTATGTTGAAAAAGCTTGCGAAAAAGGCACCGACTTCCTTTGATAAAGAAGTTAGAAATGAATTTATCAACGTTGCGTATACACAAGAAGACATGTTTTTCAGGATTAACCTTGCTGTCAAGGCTGGGGTCCTAAATGAAAGGTATCACTTTACTGGCAATTTTGGCAAGTTGGAAAATGGCCGTAACAGACAGGCTGCAATCATAGAAAATATTATGACATTATTGTATAAATATGCCGTTGGGGTAATGTTCAGGAAGACGAATCTTGTTGTGCAGAAATATGAAAAAGCGATGAGTATGCGAATGGTTAGACCTTATTTGACTAAGGTGTATGGCATTGCAAAGGAATATAATGACGCTTTTGAGCAGAACCATGCAGAAGAATTGGGATGTACACGTAAGGCTTCTGACGCAATCATTAAAATACTCACAAAGTATGTAGGAGGTTAAAATGGCCGCTAGGTTGGAAATTTATAAGTTCACAGGAAAAGATGGTGATTTTGGTACACATGTAGAAAGCCTTGGTCTCAAACGCATAGACACCTGTGTTCCTTCGGTATACTCCGATGAACACTTGAATGGCGAAACAAAGCCGTCGGATGATGCGAGCGACTGTGCAACATACTGCATTTACAGGCCCGATGACCCTGAATGTAAGGCATATTCTTTCGAGTGTGTATTCAAGTTCATGTTGAAGGACCCGCCAGATGTTCAGTTGAGCAATGTTCGCCTGTACCCAGTCGGACCTCGCCCAGAGGAACCAGATACTGCTAGGCTGTATATCGGAAATTCGGTGGAGTATCACCAGCCGACAAACACAAAGTCTATCATTGCAGTAAACGATATTTGGAATTACAGCAAAGACCACCCGTTCTACTTGACCGTCGCTGGAAACAGCGGTCAGATGCTCGACTATCGTCTTACGAACACTTCGTACAATGTCGAGTGGAAGGATTATGGTTACGGAAACGTGATGGTAATGAACGGTGTGCGTCAGCCGATGATACCTGTTCCTAACAAGCAGGACGGCACTCCTGTCAAGGTGACATTCTTCAACCATACGTTCATGCCGACGGAAGCTGATTTCATCAGGTTCCTTGACCCAGCTACTGGAATCGACATGACCAATGACAGAGAATTTGTTATAGACCGTGGAGTGACTGAGAACAATGTTCAGTATCTGACCATTTCCGTTGATATGAAGTTTATGCTTGCACATCCGAAGGGCATTATCTACCATATTCCTCAGTTCCCGCCTGCAACGGGTTACTTTATCTCTTGGGCGTTGCTGCCTTCTCAGGCCGAACCAGGTGGCAAGGTCACGGATAAGTTGGTTGAAACGGTTGATGTACAGGTGAAGTGCGGCCCTCACGGTCATCCTGAATATTACTTGAACGGTGCTAGGAAGCCTATGCTGACACTGGCCCCAGGTGTAATCTACCATTTCATCAACCATGACGGGTCTCGTTTCCCGATGAGGTTCATCAAGGATTGCCGCATCCCGAACGCAGCTGATGTAAATAACATAGTGGTTGACGGTGTGACTGTCCTAAATGGCGGAACCGACCAAGAGGAAATCTTTGTTGACCCAGAAATCACCTTGAAGCATGGTGCCTGCATAAATGCCTACGAGGCTGTATGTGAGATGAATGTCGGTAATTCTGCTTTCGTACACCCTATTTGCATGGTCGGTAACTACAATATATGCCGTCCGATGGGTTCGATTTACAACCCGATGCTTGCTGGCGAAACTGATTACGTCTATTTGCAGCTTGAAATTGACGGAAAGACAAAGCCAGGTTATTGTGTCCCTGATATTAAGATAGAATATGATGAAAATTAATTTTTAACAGTTGATTAAATCCTATAAACTATGTGTATAATGAATCGTTTTACGAGGAAGAAAATGTCTAACGAGAAAGAACAAAAACCAACGGTGCTTGAAGCAAATTTCGCTTTCGATGCTTCGCCCGCTCTTTTTGAGTCAATTATGGATGAAGGTCCAATCAAGTATGGACCAGACAATGACGGACTTGACATGATTACTACCCCAGAAGGTGATGAGGTTGTAGACCCTCGTTCCATCATGGATGTTAATGTTGATGCTCCTGTCCAGTCTGGTGCAGTCTTCAACCAAGACTTTGACTCGATTTCACAGGAAGAAGGCGACCGCTACATGGAGCAATTCCAGGACTATATCGAAAACGTCCATAAGAAGGATGTGAATATCGACGAACTGATAGACGTAGGCGGTCTGATGATTCAGGGACTGAATGATACCACTCAGGACGTATCTGGTTACCTGCGTCAGCAGATTAACGATGCTGCCAATCGTCTAAGTCAGCAGAACGTCAACCCTGCACAGCCTGATGGCGTTGCAGCTGATATGACTGGCGAAGACCGTATCCCTGCTGATAACGAAGGCGGTGTGGATGCGGGTACTGATGCTGGCATTGGTGGTGAAGGAGCACCTGACCTTGGCGACGAAGGCCTTGCGGAAATCGACTCCACAACTCATCTCACACCAGAGGAAGACAATGGTGGTGACGCAGGTCTTGGCGATATTGACATGGGTCTTGGAGAACTGGATGGCCTTGGTGGAGAACCTGCTCCAGAAGCTGGTGCAGAAGCTGGTGCTGATGACGGACTTGGTGCCGAACCAGCAGCTCCTGTCGAAGGTGGAGAAACCACTGACCTTGGCAGTGAACCACCTGCTGAGGGCGGAGAGGCTCCTGCCGAAGGTGGTGAAGCTCCTGCTGAACCTGAAACACCTGCTGAACCGTCCGAAGGTGAAGACAACTATGACCCGTTCAGCGACCTAGACCTTGGCAGCGACACTGGCGATGGTGATGAGGAACCGTCTGGCGACGATGCACCCGCTCCAGTAAGTGGCGACGAGGAACCGTCTGGTGATGAACCGTCTGGCGATGGTGATGAACCGAAGGAAGACGACAAGGATAAGGACGCCGCACCGTTGACTGAATCCGAGGATATGAAAAATTTTCGTATTCGTCTCGAATCGGTGATGGGCACTTATGATGCATTGTGCAAGCGCCGTGAGGCAAAGGCAAAGTGCGAAGCTATCGTGAATGCGGCAAACAAGAAGATGATTGCTGAGTCTGTAAACCAGAAGAAACTCAAAGCACAGTGTGAGGCAATCGTTGGTGCATACCGTCAGGCAACTGGTGCTAACCAGCTAAAGACAAAGTTGGAATCCATTGTCGGAAAGTATCGTCAGCAGAAGATGCTTGCTGAATCTGTTGCCGCAAGTGCTCCTGCCGTGAATCAGAAGCCAATCATGGACAACAACGCTCGTTTTGAAAAGATGAAGGCCCAGTGCGAATCTATCGTTAATGACTTCCGTAAGGCAGAATCCACTGCCAATACGGCAAAGGCTATTATCGATAGCTACAAGCAGAGCCTCGTTTAATACACGAAACTTGCAATAAATTTAAAGACGACGGAATGATTTCCGCCGTCTTTTTTATGACCTAAAATTCGTACCAGATTATAAACTATTTTTGAAATAAAGGCAGTTTATTATGGCAACTAACATATCACGAAAATACACTAATATCTCGTATGATGACATCAGGGATAACCTGTTGACCATCTTTAAGGCTAAGGGTGGCAAGCTTGCGGATTTCAGTACGTCGTCTTACGGAAGGATGATGATTGAACTTTTCTCTGGCGTAGCAGACCTTATGGCTTACTACGGAGAAAGCTCGTTCAACAACGCATTTCTTGAAACTGCCTACAACACGCCAGCAATCTATGCTGGTGCAAGAATGCTTGGTTACAGCATCCGTAGACCTGTTCCAGCAAAGGCGGCGTTCGCTATACAAACCAAGAAGACTGGTGTGTATGGCAAGATTAAGATTTTCATCCCGATGGGAACGCAGTTCAGCATCGGAAGCAGTATTCTTACTGCTGTCAGCGATTCTGAATGGGAATACGACAGAAACAACGACCCTGACGAAACTGGCCTTTTGAAACTGATATCAGGAAACTGCGTTTGTGCCGAGGGTTACTTCAAGGAAACTGTCTTTGTGTCCAACGGCACCCAGAACCAGACTTTCTATCTAGTCGATGGTGGATTTAGTGACTATTTCGGGGAAAATGACCCGAACTATGCCGAAGACCATAAGTTTGAGAGCAGGAAGAATACCTTTACTAGCGTAACGACTGATGCTTCTCTTGTAGATAACTTTGATAGCACGGATGCAATCAATGGAAACATCTACTGGAGAATTTCACGTAGAGGTTTCATCGACCCTGCTTTGGAGAACAAGGTAAACGACATTGAAGCTTTTGTTGAAGGTGAAAACTCGACGACGAACTATACGGTTTTGCTTGAAACGGCAAACGACGGTAGCGTACAGGTACGGTTTGGCGACGGTTTGAAATCAGCAATTCCGTACGGCGAAGTGAAGGTGCATTACTTCTACACCAACGGTGAAAGGGGAAACCTCATCAACGTTGTTGGCACGAAGATTAACCCGTACAAGTCCAACATCCATATTCGTAACGAATATGAGAACGAGTCCGATATCAAGCTGGATGACCTGAGCTTTGCCTTGACTAGCGATGTCAGGGGAGGCCTTGATATTGAAAGTATTGATTCTATCAAGAATAACGCCCCGTCAATCTATGCCACTTTGGACAGGTTGGTGAACAAGCTGAGTTACCAGATATTCCTCAGCAGATATGCGGACATCAAGTATGCAACGGCATTTGGTGAGGACATTCTGAATACGAAGCTTCCTGACGGAACGCTTGACATCAAGTATATGAACCAAGTCAGGTTTACGGCCATCAAGGACCTTTACAGGTTGAAGGACGACAAGTATTATCCTACCGCACCTGACGAGTATTTCCTTTCTGGTTTCAAGGTAAATGGCTTGATGTATATCTGGCAATACGACAACCAGAAAATGCCTGACAAGACAAGTGCATACAAATTCAGGGATGCTATGGAATCTGCCGTTACCTATGTTGCAGAAGCATTGGCGACTAAGTTGAAAGACCATGATGCCGCTTATTACAGCAATCTTATGATGAATGCAATGCCTAAGGGACAGTCGTTCCAAGACATCATTACTCTTCCGTATGTTGACACTGTGTTCGGTGCAAAGGTTACCCCGTATGACTTTGTTGAGGTGGGTAGCGAAATTGACAGCATCATGAGGGCTTTGAACCGTCGTGGAATGATTACGGTTGGCGCTGGTTACCACATGTATGTGTACCCAGTCGTTCATAACTACAACATCAAGCTGGAACTTATCCTGTATCGTGGTAACAATTTCAGCGACATCAAGGAAAAGCTGAAATATACGGTATACAAGTATCTCAAGGACAATACCGATTTCAAGACGGGAATTTACAGGTCGAGGATTGCATCCTTAATCCATACTTTCCCTGAGGTTGCTGGTGTTAATGTTACATTCGAGGCGGCCAACGACATGTACGATGGCTTGGATTTGACCGAGTTGACATGGATGGGTGATGCGACAAGCGAGTACATTACATCGGGTTCAATCAATAAGGAAGGATTCGATATAACGCTTGCATACACCCATCATGCACCTGGCCATAGTTCCGTTACGGAAGCGTTGACATTCCCTGTTCCTCCTCAGACGAAAACGGCTGCACTAATTTCAGCTTACTACAAGCAGTATCTGGCTCAGACGGTAGATGGAAAGTATGTCATCAGAGATGGCATCAACGAGGATGATGTAGACAAGTTTGTTGCCTATATTTGGGACCTTTTGATGCAGTCCATGTTCAAATCGGTTTATGACGCATACAAGAATGCTCGTGGAACTGGCGACCTTGAACGTGCGAACAGGTATTACGATGTAATTGATGCCATCAAGGGTTGGACGATAACGAAGGAAAACAAGTTGGGCTTCATCGACACAGACGTTATCACCTTGATGAATGAACAGAACGGAAACTTCATGTACGATTACATCCGCTACGGATTGGAATATGTGAAGCTTGTCCGTAACATCCTCCTGTACAAGGTTGCAAAGAGCCTTATCGACAAGGACGGAAACATCACGAACTATTCTATGGACAACGAAATTGTTCAGTGCGAGATACATCCCGAGGACATCACGATTTCCTATGACAGGGAAATCTAAGGGGCGAAAATGGCAAAGAATCCTATTGCAGTAAATGATGGCGGACTATTCCGCTTTGTAGATTTCATGAACTACGTCCCCGACTTCTTGAAGGAAGAAGAGGACGTTGTTACCCTCATGCAGCTGTTCAGTGACTACCTGAACAACGCTTACAGGAACCTTGAAGATTCTACACGGTTTACGTTCAACTTTTTTGCGACCGAGAGTACGGCTAAGAATATGAAGAACCGTATTGATGAGCTCGTGAAAAAGCTTACTGCCTGCGACAATAACAATCTTTATGTGTACTACTTGTCATTGCCTAGAACGAATGCAACGTACAACACGACAGATGCTCTGACATACATCAAGAACAACATTTACTATGAAGGCGAGTTCAGTGAAACCATCCCGCTGGATGTGTTCAAGAACAGGATGCCGAACGACCCGTCGAACGACGGTGACGTAATCTATATCCAGTACAAGGATAATAGCGTTTATCCGTATTATATCAACAAGGCTGATAACCTGTTGGTTCTCGACCCGATGAGAACTTCTCAGGACCCGTTCAAGAATACGCTCAATGCGATGATTAACGGCGCCCCTCGTGTGATTAAGTTCATTCCGAAGGATGTCAGTGAGCCGATAGTTTCATTTGTAGGACAGATTAACAACTCCAATGTTTACAGCATCAAGTTCGATGTAACGATTAACGAAGTGGAGAATGCCCCGTCGAAATACAGGGAGGAAATTGGCTCTGATACGATAGATGTCGATTTGTACACATACCTTAACGACACGACTTCTTTCGTGTGCGTGGACAATGCAACCCATTCTCCTATCTTTAATTGGAATGGAGATACCCCGACAGGAATATTCTACTTCAAGGACTTGTATGAGTTCCTCAATGGGGAAGATTCATACATCTATCAAGAATACAGGATTGAAAAGATTGAGTTTATCCCGAACGAGCAGAACCCGTCACGTTCTAACCTCGGTTATCTGACTCTATCCACTGTGGTTAACCTCAATGCTGGCGACACGTTCATGATTGAAAGCAACGAGGTTATCGGCACGAGTGATATTCATGATGTGACTCTTGCGGGTTCGTACACGCTCGAAACTGAACCGTGCGGAAATGTATTGAAGATAAGGTTTAGGCAGGCGATAGACCTGAACCCTGGCATGTCTCGTGTAAAATACATGACTATGCCGAATAGGCTGTACAAGTATGCTTTGTCGTATTCTCGACTTGGTTACGACTATTCTAAGGTAACATCGAAAATTGTATGGGACCATGATGCTTCCGTTAATGACGATAAGGTAAAGGAAGGTGACACGGTATATCCGTACACGACTAGGGCCAACAAAAAGATTGGTGAGCTTCGTTTCGAGAATATGTACAGCTTTGTGGAAGACCCTAACGATTCGAGCAGATACATCAATGTTAAGCCAAAGAATTTTGTGGATATTCCAGAGAGCATCGAAATCGAGGCTGGTGGACACTATTATTTCGAATATCGCTACAACGGCACTGAATCAGAGGATTGGAAGAATGCCTTTGATGATGCGTTCGACAATCCGTTGGCAAGTTATTCCGTATCTGCTGGGCGTTCGTATTTTAGGCAACTGGAAGGAAACGCTCAGTTAAAATTCCCTTCGCTAGGAAGCATTGTATCTATTTCCGTTGCAAAAGCCCTCGTGGTTGATGTATACGCAATGGATGCCGCTATGGGAACCTATACGAATGACCCTGATTATAGCGATATGATAATGTACAGTGACGTTAGCCCTGACGTGGGAGATTTTTGCCTACTGAGTAAGATTGAACTTGGCACAAATGGTCTTACTCGAACGGCGATAAACGGTTTGTATACAATTCAGAAATCTACATTGATGGACCCTACTGGCGCTAAGTATCACGTATGGTTTGACAAGGACATACCTGTGATTACTGATAAAGGATGCTTTGAGATTACATTCTTGAAGGGTCCAGATGACAAGTCGAGGGCGGTTCTTGGCGAAGTTGATGCAACTGCACATGAGGCTAAATGCAAGTATCGCTATGATGACATCTTCACCGCAGATTACTGGGTCCCGTCTGATGGTTCCTATTTATTGAAGTGTGCGTACAAGGATGAATATGATGTTGTAGTGCGTATTGTAAAATATGTCAATGGTCATGGTTACAATACGGGTACGTTGCTTTACTGGCCTGAGACAAAGTCTGTGTATCGTGTAGTGAAACCTATTTCTGGTTTGGAAACTGAAAGCGAATTGAAGGAGAATGGCGCTGTTGTGCCTTATATGTACACTGTTGCTGACATTGCAAGGAAACCAATCTACAACGAGTACATGCAAGGAATATTCCGCACATCTCAGCTTGATTATGGTGAGTCTGTCGATGTTGAACAGTACGATAAGCTGAACGATGTCGTGAACAGGCTGTTCATTGAAAAGGCGGACGACAATAGGCTTATCTTCGGTTGGAAGGATAGGGACTTCCTGTTGAACATGGCAACGTACAATACTTCTGGAAAGGCTAGGACGGGTTTCTGCGAGTTCTACACGACATACGATGAAAATGACATCGTGTTGAAGAACATGGAAAACTACTCTGTTGCCAAAACCATTCCAGGTGAAGGAATTACCCTGAAAGGACTTTCCAATACACTTGAGGTAACTGCCGAGAACTTGACAGCAGATGCAACCGAAGCTGGCACTTATGTTGTGCGAGTGAAGGCGACAAAGCATAACCTTCCAGACAATGCGAAAGTGAGGATAACTGGTGCAGTTAGCCCGTATGAAATGTTTGACTTCAATACGCCAGTAAATGAGTTCGATACCATTACTGTGGTTGACGAGAATGAATTTACTTACATCAGGCATTCTGATTATGACGAATCGAACGTATCTTCAAAGGGAACTGCGAAGATAACGGGATATCGTGACATTTACAATCCGATAACTAGGATAGACTACTACCTCAATGACCAAGAAGGAACAAAGTACAAGGGTGGCTATCTGTACATACACACTGCATATCCGCACGGTTACTCAATCTATACGAAGGTGAGTGTGCTGAATGCCCCGACCAATGTGGAAAACGCTGGATGGATTGACTCCGTGCTTGGAAGCAAGCATAAGGTTGATGTCGTAGTTGATGACTATGTGTATGGCATCAAGTTGGATGCTGTGCATGTGCCGCTTGGTGGTAGCTCGTGGTTGCATTATGAGGCTGACTCAACCAGTTCTAGCAATCCGTTGGAAAACTCATATTCTATGGTTTCTCCTGAAGACGGCGATGTGCTGAATGTTGACGGAACGTTTTACAAGGTTGGTATCA